GGGTCATCTCCAATTCTTTTGCTCTTTCCCACCCGTACTGCTTGAAACCCTTCTGAGAACACAACCGCACGAGGTGGTTCAACATCCTTGTGTACGGTGTGCCCAAGATCTCCTGTTGCCCAGAGGGCTTGGGTGACTGCGATTGTTGAGTGTGCATGAATTCCAAGCTTGTGTTCATCAAGCAGTTTGTTGGCTTCGTCTTTGTTCATAAATTCTCCGTGGTAAACCCAAGTTGAAGACGCTGTTGCCTGTCAGGCGCTTGCGTTTGTTTGCGTTGTAGCGTCTAACATTATCCTTGCGACTGGACACGGGCTTGGGTTTGTCTTCCAAGTCGCCCAGGGCATAGACGGCCCTTGGATAGCGCCTGTCATGGGTTTCATGTTCATAGGTATAGCCTGAGATGTAAAGCCGCTTGGGAAAGGTTTTGGACGGTCTGGCCATGCGTGAAACCACCGATGACAGTGACAGCTTGTCAACTCCAATCTCTTGGCATAACTCTGCACCTGTCATTGGCCCAAGCTCTGAAAGCTTTTTCTCAATTTCTTTCACTAGAAAACCGTATTTCCTCATGTGTTGTCCTGTGGTGGTGTGCAAGTATGTATGTCGTTTGTGCGTTTTCCGCATCGTGAGCAAAAGTTCTGCTCTGTGCGCTGTGGTGGGTGGGTGGTTGCACATTCTGGAAACTGTGTGAATCCTTTGGTGCATAAATACATACAAGCTCTGTCACACAAAACATCAGGCTTCATCCACGCCACAGGCTCTTGCTCAATCTCTTGACCCAACCTCTGCACTTCATACATGGCGTGTTCTCTGATGGCTTGGCGTAGGGATTGAGCCGCTGGTATTGCATGATCTGTGTATGCGCTGAACGAACTATCCCAAAGTCGTTGGTGAAACACATTGGTCGTTGGCCTCGCCCCGCGTTCAGCAAGTTCATCCCTGACTGCAAGCAACTCTTTTGTTACTTGCTCCAACGCCTCTAAAGCAAGGCGCATAGCCTCAATTTGCGTATTCGCCATGATGTTTACTCCTAAATTCAGTTACAGACTTTTGCGCTTCTTCAATCGTTGCAAATCGACCAACATGATGTCTAACACCGTTTACACGAACAGAAGCAATCCATCGTTGCCATGTTTTACAAAAATGGACGCCTTTTATGCCTGATTTATTGTCAGAACGAATAGATGTATTCCAGTTGTTTTGTGTTTTGTTTGCTTGTCTTAAATTTTCAAATCTGTTGTCTGATTTGTTCCTATTCTTATGGTCAAGCAAAGAAGATGGGAAATGTCCTGTCATGTATAACCAAGCCAAGCGGTGTGCCTTATATGTTTTCCCACGCAAAGTTATGTTTACATAACCTTTATCATCAAATCTTCCAGCAATATCCCAAGGCTTAACTTTTCGGTTATGACTTCCATATCTCCATCGAAATACACCTGTTGCTGGTTGATACCAAAGCCAATGTTTTACATCTTCCTGTTTCATTGCTTCAATCATGCTTGCATCTCCTTCAACTTATCTATGTAATGCAACGCCTTGCCAGCATCATCGCTGTCTGCTTTTTTACCTTGGCGCATACTGTATTTGATGACGTTGCCTTTCAGATAGCCACGAAACTCCTCTGGTGTCAGAACAGCTTGCATGACTACCCAAGGCTCAACTGCCATGTCTTTGTAGTGTGTGCCGCCTACTTGTTGGTCATCTGCGCTCATGCTTGTTCACCTCTGGCTCTGATGGCAGTGGCGCATTCGTCTGCATAACATCCCTCCCATGTGTGCTTGTCTGATAATTCATCACACAACTTTGCACAGGCTTCACGCTCTTTGGCGGCTACCAGTTTGGCAAACTCTATAAGCGCCTCGGTATAAATGCCATCAATAAACGGACGCATTCCAATCAACTTGCATTCTTGTGCCATTTCAATAATTTCATCTTGTGTCATTTCAATCCCCTGATGTAAATAGCAAAGCTGTGCAATGTGTCTTTGCCAAACCCTTCCATCTTCAGGATGGCATCAGCCACTTCATCAATCACTGTGTCTCGGTAAGGATTCAAAGACTCCACCCGCTGCTTCAACTGGCCTATCTCTTGTTCAACAACTTCAACCCTAGATTCAATCTGACGTTTACGCCAGATACTTTGAGCAGAATCGTTCATGCTTTTTCCTTTTGGCTTTCTTCATGTTTAAACAGGCTTTCTCTGCCGACCTAGCCTTACCCTTCTCTCGTATCTCTTGAGGGCTTAAAGGCTCTGTACGAGGCTCAGTATGGGCATAGATGCTAATGGACAAGCCCATCATTAGCACTATCCTGATAAAGGCTTGTGCGTAGGTCATAGTGACTTGGCGTATCTACGAGCAATGCGTTCACACTCGTCTTCTTCTGCGCCAGACAATTCGTTACGAACGTCCTTGCCAGTCTCGTCTTGGGCTTCCCACTCAAAGTCAAGGTAATTGGTAGCTACGTCATAGTCGTACCAAGTCAAAACAACAGTGACATCTTTCTCTAGTTCTTCGCTGTAAAAGTCTTCAATGATTTCCATGTTGACACCTCTCAAGTTGTTGGAATCTGTATTGTCAGACAGAATGATTGTGATGGTATAGGGACTTTCCCTTATTGTCAAACTGTATGACGCTATACAATCCTAGCACTATGCCAAGACCACCCTCAGAAATCACAGGCTCAAGCATTCAAATTGCTGTCAGAGTCACTGCAAGCCTCAGAGATGAGTTCAAAAACCTTGGAGGAGCCAACTGGTTGCGCAAACTGTTGGCACAATCCATCAACAAGAAGTTAAACAATGAAACTGTCAATTCCACAACTGCAAACACTCAAGCGTCTGACAAACGGAGCTAGAAGTAGCATCTCGTTCACCACAACAGAGACTTATTCGCCCGGCTCGTATCACTGCCTAACCCACCTGAAAAACCTTGAAATGAATGGTTTGGTGGTGGAGATTGACGATATGTGGCACTTGACCAATGCTGGTCGGATGAAGCTGATTGAGACTAAATCAGAGAATACACCTCGCCATGCCAATGGCACGACACATGAAACCTATGTCCAAGGGAACTGGAAAGACCTTGTTCATCGTAGGGGTGCTTTAGACTTTTTGAAGTGTGAGAGTCGGTTCAGCAATTACTTTGTTTAAAGGAGAAATCATGAAAAAAGCCATTATTGGTGCGTACTTAGCAGTTTCTAGCCTGACAGTTTGGGCGGCTTGTTCAACACACACTTACTATATAAATGGTAAATATGTGACTTGTACGACCTGCTGTTATAATAGCGGAAATTGTACCACTACCTGTTTTTAAATGAATGATTACTTTGCAAAATTAAGAGCCAAAAGAAAGGCTCTTGGCATTTGTCTCTCTTGTGGAAAACATCCTTCTCCCTGCGAACCTTGCAAGGAAAGAAATCGTGAGTACATGAGGAAAAAACGTGCTGGAATTCCCATTGAAAAAAGGAAACTTGAGTGGAAATCAAAAAGACACTACTTCCTGAAACACAAATTTGGCATCACTGAGATTCAGTACAACGAAATGTTAAAAAATCAGAACAATGCTTGTGCAATTTGCAAATCCACAGAATCTGGAGATGCAAGAACAACAAAATTATCAGTAGATCATTGCCATGAAACAGGCGTTGTTCGTGGACTTTTGTGTTCAGCTTGCAACAAAGCAATAGGCTTTTTTAAAGATTCAACTGCAAACTTAAAAAATGCAATTGAATACTTAAAAAAAAGTAATTGCAGCACCAACTGTTTTTGATGTATCATCAAGTCGTTGCCGTGGAAAGCAATGAAGTAAGGCCACTTAATTCTACTCTCGCCCTTGGTCTAATCCGTAGGGTTTCCACCGAGGGTAGAGCTAAGTGGCTTTTTTTATGTCTCCACAGTTGCCGTACTCCACACGATAGTAGTGAGTCTGCATGGACTGCTTGGAAGAAAACACCGCACACAAGTACACCCCTTGTGCAAAATGTGACCAGCGTTGATTTGGCGACTGGTAAAGCAACTGGTACATCGGTGGTAAACAAGGCCAGTTGTATAAGCGAACAAATCCGTCAAGCGCACTTGGGGCTTTTTGGTTTTTCAATGTTAATAGGAGTGAATGAATGAACACTAAACTGTCTGGAGAGGAGAGGATAGATTCTTGTCTATCCACCCTTGGAGAACCTATGTCTAAAGGGAATTCAATGTTTGAAGACTTCTGGAAAGTATGGCCTAGCAACCCAAGAAAAGGGGCTAAGTCCAAATGCAAACAGGTGTGGATAAAGTCTTATTGCGACACACAAGCAGAACAAATCATCAAACACGTTCAGTGGCTCAAGACAACAGAGCAATGGCTAAAGTCAAATGGTGCGTTCATCCCTGCGCCTTTGGTGTACCTGAACCAACAACGATGGGATGGTGCTGAGATTCCTGAGATTAAACGCACAGAAACAGCCCTAGAAGCCATTGAACAGAGCCGCAAGTCATCAGTGCCTATGCCAGACGAAATCAGGGCTAAATTGGCTGCTTTAAGGGGTCGGACATGATTCCAGCAAAAGAATTTGAGGGTGAATTGTGGATAAGAACCGCAGACATTCATCTGTTGACCAAAGAAAAAAGGCGTGAATGGATTGGGCTGACGGATGAGGAAATCATTGATGTTATTCATCCGCTGGTTATGGCTGATATGCCAGATGTAGCAACTGACTACGAAATTGCCAAAGCCATCGAAGCCAAACTCAAAGAGCTAAACACATGAGGAAATACGGCTATCTTGTCCAACAAATAGAAAAAGCACTTTCCGACTTGGGTGCTATGACAGGTGCAGAGCTATGCCAAGAGCTTGGAGTTGAGAAACCTGAGTTGTCGGCAGTGGTTTCACGCATGGCCAAAGCCTCTAAAACGCTTCCTAAGCGCCTCCACATCGTTGGCTATACCTTTGAGCACGAAACACACGACAAACGCTATCCAAGGGCCATTTATGCCTTGGGAGACTTACCCGATAAACCCAAACCTAAACCCAGTCGGATAGATAATGTCAGACGATACACTGCAAACAAGCGCAAACGACTGACAGGAAACAGCGTTTTCAATTTAGGTTTACCAAGGAGGATTTATGGACAGACGCACAGCCAATCTGTTGTTGGATGAAATCAAGAATGGAATCAACAATTATTCCAATCTCGCAGTCACGAGAGCCTTGTGGGTTTGCGGTGACCTTCGAGGAACACCGATACCAGACCTTATTGCATCTTGTCAGGATGGCGAAAACACAGGGTTTCAAGCATCATGCTTGGCACAGGGTGAAAGAGTTGGAGAATGACATTTATGGGTTTTACAACGGCATCCAAGAGGAATTCTTGAACAAAATAAAGGAAAAATCATGACTCTGTGGGTGGGTTGCGACCCCGGCATGGCAAGCGGTGCAATAGGCGCAGTAGATGACCACGGCAATTTTTCAGCCTGTTTTGACATTGAACACCAAGACAAACACATTCTTGCCCTTGTTTTCAAATCTAGACTGCTTTCAATAATCGACCCAAAAGAAGGGGCGCAAATTTGCATGGAACAGGTGCATAGTATGCCGAACCAAGGATTAGCCAGCACGTGGAATTTTGCAAGGGCTGTCGGTGTCATTTCAGCAGTTTGCGAGTTGACTAGATACCCTGTGCATTTGGTCACCCCCCAGAAGTGGAAAAAGCACTTCCACCTGACAGCAGACAAAAATGAATCTCTGGACATGGCTAGATACTTATGGCCTGAAGCAAAGCTAAAGCTGAAAAAGGACATAAACAAAGCAGAAGCCCTGTTAATCGCAGAATATTTAAGGCACACCATCAATGGAATCGAAGCCAAAAAAGCGCTCACCCAAGCCTGAAGGCAAAAGGGGTCAAGTTGTTTTTTATTCTGAACAAGAAAAAAAGGCACTCTCCCACATTGGCAGCGGTTCAGTAGCTGAAGGGGCAAGAATCTCTGTCCGATGGGCGGCACACTTTTGGCGTGTTGGTTTGCGTCCAGACTTTGACCTTAACCATGTCGGAATCTGTTTGTTTGTTGACGATGACCTTGCAGACGATTTATAGGCCACTTTTAGCGGGTTTTTTGGCTTGGGAAGGGTAAGGTATAGGCAGACAAGAAAAAAGCCCCGAAGGGCTTAATTTAGGAAAGTGCTCACTAACTTAGTCTAAGGTTACATAATCGGGCGCATCTTCTCGTTCAAGCGTATGCACCTCTCCCCTTGTTGCCCTGCACAATTCAGACGCAACGCTGTTAACTAACTCCATGAATTCATCTTGACTCATGTGCTCGTCAAGGTTGTTCAGCGTGGCGAACAAAGAAAAGTCACCATCTTCACGAAAATAACCTATTGAAACTGTTTTCATTTTTAACACCTTTTAAGTTTGTTTGCGAAAAATTATCCTAAGCAATAAGGCAATTGTGGCATAAATCATGTTGTCCCCAAAATTAGCAGCGCATCAGCTTTGCAGCGTTCAACATCCGCAGCGTTTAAACGCTTTGCAAGCTCAAGAGATAAATCAATCGCCATCTGCGCCTTTTGGTCATCAGGTGCAGTTATAGCCAAAACAAGGGCTTGGGTCAGGGCTTGGGTTTGCGTCATGCTGTCACCTCATGACCTAATCGACGCAGAGCCACATAATGCAGCTTTATGTGAATTGGCTTCATGTAAGGTGTTGGATTTGATGCACTGAGCAAAATTTGTTCAGGAGTTAACAGGCGCAAAACACATTGCAGATATTCTTTTTTGCTCATGCCGAAACCCATCCTTTCAGCGGTACAAATTGATTTTTAAACTCTGCGACTGTTAAATGCTTTGCAAAATAATCATCATTTACTTGTTTAAAGCACGAATAGACAGCTTTACCGTCTTTTGTGTGGCGTGTGGCTTCACCAACCAAAAAGGCCGTTCTAGCCATTATTTCAGGCGGTAAAACTTCCAGCATTTCCCAATACATTGCCTTGGTTGTAGGAATCCATTGCTCAGGGTTTGAATCCATTGCATCCCACAATTCTTTCCATTCAAGGGGCTTGTTCATGCTTTCAT